CCAGCGTAGTTGCGGGCAACGACGGTGCTGCCGTAAGGCTCGTGCAACCCCAGAACATGAAGCTGTAGCAGTCGTTCGCCAGCGTAGTTGCGGGCAACGACGGTGCTGCCGTAAGGCTCATGCAATCCCAGAACATGTAAGCGTAGCATCTGTCCGCCAGCGTGGGGCGATTCCCGCTTTTTACGGTCGAATAGTCTAATAAGAGGTCGATATCCCCGTTGCAGGCGATATTCGTCCCAATAATATTCCATTTTGCGTTGCTGGAATTTACTCCGGTTATTTTTGAATTCCCAATCCCTCTGAGATAAATGCAATGGTGGTTTTCGATTTCACCGGAAGCAATAGTGCTGCCATCCCACGTTTTCCATCCGCTTCCGTTGGTATATTTTAATTTTCCGTCCCATTTTTTTGGCGCGGAAATCGAAAATGGATTTGCCGATGAAAATTCTAATGCTGTATCGAGGTCATCAGGCCAGCCTTTGACCCGCCGTCGCATCCTCGGATAATTTACGATCATGTTCTCACCTCACGATGTAAAGTTGACCGGCTGGACCGACACAAAAACCTCTATGGCTGCTGTCGGAATCTCGTCACACTGGAAGGTCAGCGAATCCGCCCCATGACCGACGCACTGCACATAGCAGACATTCCACACGCTGTCATAGCTTTCGTCAACAGGGGAGCAGAACACCCTCTGCTTTGTGCCGTCGGCGAGAACGCCAGTCACGGTCACGCTCTGCTGCTTGGTGCTGGAATTCCAGCCCGTCACCGGCAGCGTCACCTTGCGCATGGTCGGCCCACCTTCTGGAATTTTCACGGTTTTCGCCGCGCTTCCGTCGTAGCTCGTCGTCGTATCGCCGATCTTGATGTTAAGTGCATTCGGGTTCTTGAGTGCCGTCGGAATATCCTCTTGTCTTGCCAGCGTTCCAATCCAAGCGGCCCACTTTCTGTTAGCTCCGTTATACGCTACCACCGGATAATTCGGCGCGGCTATCGAACTTAACGAGCCGAGCGCGGCAAAGCCAAGAAGTATCATACCACGCATGTTCACCGCCGACACAAGCGGCAACACAAAAGGTACATCCGTCTCAGGAAATTTTGTAATCGCATACACGGCGTAGCCCGCCGCATAGGCCTCATACACTTCCGCAGCCATTTTGTCGGCAGTTACGCTATTATTGTCTCCTTGCGTCACTGTCACATAAAACGTGCTCCTCACTTCGTCGGTCGCGCCGTTGACGCTTGTAACCGGCGCACTCTGCAAGGCACTGTCAGCCTTGCCCAAACTCGCCTGCACGTCGCTTGCAAGGTCGGATTTTGCCACCGTGGACTTAAAAGCCAGAGTGCCGAGGTCGGCGAACCACTTCGCGATTTTGCCGAACAGCACGGAGAGCTTTTCACCCGTCGCAATATTTGCGCGGGTTCTCGCTGCCGTGAAAGCCGCCGTGACATTACTGCCGTCGCCGGTCTTGTCCAGCTTATTGACGAGCGCCGAGTACACGCCGCCGGACTGTACGGGGTTCGCGCTGCCCTGCGTAGGCGTTGCGTCGGTAGTTACCTTGACGTCCTTGATAGCGTTGTCAATGTATGAAAAGATGTCCTGGTGCTTGTTTTGAGGGTCATACACTGAGGCCAGCATGTCACCCGTACCAGCACCAGAAGCGCCACGGCAATAGCCTGCGTCATAGCTCGTGCCGTTCGACAGCGTCACGATAAGGTGATAGTCGCTCTGCCGGATGGTAATACCGGTAATTGTGGGAGCATCCGTGCCGGGGCTGCCCTGCGGACCTTGGATGCCCTGTTCACCCTGTGGGCCGGTGTCGCCTGTTGCACCTTTTTCGCCGGTTTCACCCTTGTCACCCTTTTCGAGCACAAGGTTGAGCACCTGATTTGGGGCTTCTCCGGTAATGGTCGCGCTCGCCACCTTGCCGGACGTGACCGAGCCGATGGTCAGCACGTTTGCGGGGCCTGCGGGGCCTTGGGGGCCGGTCGCGCCTGTTGCACCGGTCTCACCTTGTATGCCTTGTTTACCCTGCGGACCGGTCGCACCCGTCGCACCTGTCGCACCGGTGTCGCCCTTCGGGCCGGTTGCACCGGTGTCTCCCTTCAGGCCCTGCGCGCCGGTATCTCCCTTGGGCCCGACCTCGCCCTGCGGCCCGGTCGCGGCAACGCCCGTGTCGGCAAAAGCGCCCGCCGCGGCGTCCCACTTGAACCAGTTGCCCGTGGTCTCGTCGACGTATGGCATCTTGGAAACCGCCGTCTCCGCATCCGCCGCCGCCTGCAAAACCTCATCGACCCAGCTTTGGTAGCCCGGAGGCGGTGTTTCGCCGCTGTCTTCCAGCGTTTCGCGCACGCGCGTCTTGTATATCTGGCTCTTTACGATAGTATCGCCCACGGTATAGCGCAGCTCTGCCGCGCCCTCACCAGCAACCGCCGTATCAACGCTCGATACCAGCCACACGAGCGCGCCGTTATCTTCCGTCACCGTCACGGGATACGGCTGCGCATCGCCGTTTCGCTGCACGATCAGGCTCGCCACGCCATCGCCATAGCCCTCGCGCCACTTTCCCAGCACGTCAAAGACGACCTTGCGTGCCTGATTCTCGCCCCTGCGCCCGAGCTTGATCTCTTCGAGCGCGTAAGCATTTTCAATAACCATGTTGTCACCTCTCTTATGGAAAACGGCGCAGCAAGAGCGACTTTTTCGTCCCTTGCTGCGCCGTGTCGCAACTCATTTTTCGTGTCTCGCGGTCGTATTCACTTACGCGTTATGGGCCTTCGCGCTCTCAACGTAGTCGCTGCTCATCGTCTGGATGAGATTTGCGGTCGAGGCGTCCTGTCTCATCTGGTTCTGGATGGCCCACAGGAACTTTCTCTTGACCTGTACGGTCACGCCGCGCTGAATCAGGCAGCTTTCGCCGTTCACGCACACCAGCAGATCATCCTTGTACTTGCCGCTGTCCTTGAACAGGCGGACGCTGACGTACTCCTCGCCCGCGGGGGCGGCGTTCACAGCCGCAACGGCGTTCTTTGCTTCGCTCATCGGTCTTTCCTCCGTTTCAGTGGCGGGGGCGGCGTTCACAGCCGCCCCCTTGGTGGTTAGGTCAGCGGGGTCTCGTCAAACGTAGAAGTGGTCTCCACGCGAATCATATATGCCTCAACCAGACGTTCGGCGACCTTGGTTGCCTTCCAGCCGACGGTTGCGCGCTGGTTCAGCGGGTCAGCCGTACCGGCAGAGCCGAGCGGCTTGACGATGTGCTCAAGACCGCCGCCGGTCAGCTCGGTCGTGCCGTAAGCCTCCGCGCCCATGATGAGGGTGGAGTAGACGTTGCGGCCCTTCGCACCGGCTTCGCCCGGATAGATGGCGGTCGACGCCGCCGGGGTGGCAGCAGGCGCTTCTTTCAGCGTGATCGTCGCGCTGCCAGCAGCCGCAGCCGTGGCGCTCTCGATCTCAAGAAGTGCACCACCGATGACGACCTCACGGCCAGCCAACTTTGCGGCATCAGCAGTAGTGATGGCCTCGTTTACGGTCAAGACCTTGCCGGATGCGCTCTTGACGGTCAGGTCGCGTGCGCCCTCAGTCAGGTCATCCGCGTGGAACACCTTCGCTTCGGTCGTCTCGATGAAGCGGACGCCCGCGATCTTGCCGATCTCGTCGTCGTAGATGTTGCTGGTGTCCTTGTACTCGTGCGGGCGCTTCCAATCAGGGTCATCCTGAATGTCGTAGGAACAGTCAGGGTGAATGATGGCCCAGTAAGAACCCTCATAGCGCGGGGCGTTCATGGTTTTCAGGAAGCGAACCGCCTTGCGGACGGCGCGCACCGTGAAATAGTGGTTGCCCGCGGCCTCGCCGCCAACGAGCAGATGACGGCCCGTCACCTGACCTTCGCCGTACTGGACGTTGGAGCCGCCGTTGATGACCTCGCGGGTGATGGTGTCGAGCGTGCGGCCCGCCTGAGAGCCGAGCAGCACCGTCGCTTCCTGCAGGTTGTTGTCGATGGCGGTCAGGTCGAGGATATCGGAAATCTCGACGAAATCGCCGTACTGGTCGACCTGCGCGGTCAGCGTGGTCATGGACAGCTTACGGCCCTTGGGCGTAACGCCTTCGGTGATGGGCGTCAAGGCCTTGGGCAGCGGATCATACTTGCGGAACTCGATTTCCTTGCCCTTACCCTTGGGGATGTTTCGCTTCTGCGCGAAACGGTCATGCACCAGCTCAGGTTCGGCGTTGTCGATCAGAGTGTCGCAGTAGTAGGTCTTCATCTCGCCCGAGAGACCGGCATCGGTCGTCACGTTCGTCTGGCCCTCAAACAGGCTCAGAATAACGGGCAGAATGAAAATGTCTTTGAACTTCTTCATAGAGTTTTGTCTCCCTTCTTGCAGTCGGTAAATTAGGCGGGCATCAGAATACGATGCGCTCGCCGCGCCGCACGCGCCTTGCGATCTCTGCGCGGTCGGCCTTCGTGAATTTGCTCGGATCACTCTTAACGATGACCCCCGGCTGGGAAGTGGTTCCATTCTCGTTTGGGCGCATTCCTTTCGCGCGGACGTTGTCCATCACGCGCTTTTCCATCTCCGCTGCAGCTTTCGCCGCGCTGCGAGCCTGAATGTCGCCTAAATGGGATACCTCGTAAGCGTCTTTTACAGGAACGCCAGCACGCAGCATCGCAATAAAGCGAGGATTCTCCGCGACTTCGCGCTTGAGGTCGAAGTCAGGGTACTCGCCCGGCGCGTCCGCCGTGCCGACCAGCTCGCTCGCCTGACGGATCCAGTCGTTATAAGTCTCGTCGGCTTTCTGCTGGCGCTGTCTGTCTTCTTCTTGACGTTTGAGCGCTTCGTTTTCCTGCTGCATCCGCGCATACTCGCGGTACTGTTCAACGCTCATGCCCATACTCTCCGCTTCCGCGTTGTAGAGCACGCTGTTGAGCGCCGCATCGCCCTCAAAAGCCGCACGCAGCTTACTCATATCGCCGTCCGACACGCCATAATGGCGCATCAGTGTGTCGATAATTGGCTGTGAATCGGCGATTTTCTGGTCTTTGGCTTTTTCCTCGCCGAATCTGCGGTTGATGATGCGCTGTGTCTCTGCGGTATAGACGTCCTTGTACTTGCCGTTTACGAGGTCAAGGAACTCCTTTTTCAGGTCTTCCCCGCCTTTTTCCGCAGCCCCGGCGTCGTGCTGCTGCATCTTCGCGCCCTCGCCCGTTGGCTCGCCAGAAGAGGCCCCCGTATCGTCAGGTGTCTCCTGCTTGCCGAACACGACGTTGGCGTATTCGCCCGTTTTGCCCTTCCGGGTGGGAGAAGAGCTTGCATTCGTGGTCTCGCCCTGTGCGCTCGTGCCTCCCTCAGCGCCGCCCGATGCACCGGCAGCGGCTCCCGCAGCGGCAGCGCCGCCGTCAAAGAGGCTCAGGATCACGCGAAGCGTAGTTTTGAGGTTCATGGTATCCCTCCTGCTTGTCAAATCGCGGATATTCGGCCCTCCGTGTAGGCCGTGCAGCGCTTCCCATCATCCGCAGGGGAGGGGAGAGCGGCGAAAAGATGAAGAAAAACGCCGACCCTCCCTCGCGGGCGTATGAATAGGAGGAAGCCACTCGCACGCCTAAAGCGTAACATGCGGCTTCCTCCGTCTCACCACGGGCGAGAAAAATTTTTTAATTCTCTTTGACGTGCACGCAGATCGCGTCCGGCCTCGTGTCTTCCAGCTGCTTGAGCCCGATGCACGCGGCGATGAATGCCGCCTCGATGCGCTCGTCGCCGCCGCAGTGGATGAGGAAGCGCGGCGCACCATCGTCTATCTCGAAGCCATAGACCTCGCACTCTCCCTCAGCTTCCATGTTCTTCACATAGCCGCCGAAGGCATACATCACACCCGTGATGTAATTGCAGCATTTCTCGTCCGCCGAATGTCCTTCGCACAGGATCATGTATCGACCAATTTCGTGCTCGATGTGAACCATCGTCATGCACTTACACCCCCGGCATTGCCGCGCTGCTTCCCGTGTCCATGTTCGGCTTAGACTGTTCGGCAAGCTTCTGCATGTACGGCGTCTGTGCGCTCTGTGCGTCAGCGTTCTTGCTCTCAATTCCACCGCTGCCGCTCTTACGTGTCGAGCCGCCACTCTGCGTGCCGCCCGCCGTTCCGATGCCCATGTCCTGTCCCGTAAGCTGCTGGATAACCGCAAGCGCCTTTTGCAGCTGATCGCTCTGCTGCTGCACGACGTTGTAGAGCGTCGCGCCCTCGTTGACCTGGCTCTTGATCTTGTCGATTCCTTCGAAGTCCATCATGTCGAGCGCAATCATGCTTTCCTGTGCCCTGTCTGGGGAGAAGAATCCCAGCGAATACAGCTCTTTTGCCCGCTCGTTCTGTTCCGCACGGGAGAAGGGATTCTTCTTCTGCGCCTTGATCTTGATGTCAAAGACCGGCCTGCGGAACAGGTCATTGCCGAGGCTATCCACACCAGTCACCTGATCGCCGAGCTCGTTCACGCCGATCTGCGCATACTCGTAGGGCATTTCATTCGTGATGCGGAAAGTACGCGCTGCGTCGTAGAACTGCCGCATGCGCTCAATGCACAGCTTCACGATCTTCGCCTGCGCGCGGTAGCACGCCGAAATCATATCGCGGCTCGCCTTGTTGCCCGCTTCCTGCAATGCGCTGATCGCCGCAGCAGCTGTCGCGCCGGAGGACGTGCCGCCGTTGGAAACGTCGCGGTTTGCGCTCGTTTCCTTCATCTCGTCGATCTTCATCTGCACGATATTCGCGTAGATGGAATCGAGCGGGCGCGTCGTTACTTCGCGGAGCCTGCTCTCGTCGATCTGGCCGGACACGTGGATGATCGGCTTGCGCCAGTCAAGGAACTCTTCTTCGTTGATGTTCAGGCTTTCACTCGCAAAGTACCGGCGCTTGCTGCCCATCATTGAAGTTTCGAGGATGTTGCCCCACAGCTTGTCGATGTAGAGCTGCGGGTCCTTTGCAATGGCCGTATATCCGAATCCCGCAGGTGTGCCCTTTTCTGGGAACAGCACGTCAAACACGAACGGATATTCGCCGTCTTCGTAGAAGCCGCCCTCCGCATATTCTGGGTCATTTTCGCTGGCGTAGATGATATGCTCCTCGTCGATAAACTTCGCGTAGTGCAGTACCGTCCTCCCGTCTGTGGCCTTCTTGCGGTAATACCAGTCGATCACGGCGACCTTGTTGCTCGTGTCCACTGTGTCGTCGTACTCGTATTTTGCCGTTTCAATGCTGCTGCCGCTGAGCTTATCCGCAAACTGCGGGTATTCGTCCTCGATGATGTCGCGGTCGACGAGCGCCACCGTAAACACGTTGCGGCTCTTCTGGATGTCCTCAATACCCGGCTCCCAGAAGATATTCAGCGGGTCAATGCCCTCGATAGCGATGTCGCCGAGCCCGTTGTCTTTCTCCTTGTCCCAAAACACCCCATAGAGCGCCACACCGTGTTTGAGCTTTTCCCACCACTCGAAGCTGTATGTGCTGTCAAATTCGTTGTATTCCATGATGACCGGCAGCACAGACGAGAGCGTCTGCGCGCTTTCCTCGTCGCTCTGCTCGCGAGGCAGGCATACGGGCTCGGGGTAGTTGTCCATCGCGTCGGCGTGCTTATTCATGATCGAATTGAACAACCATGCACTCGCAGGCTCGGGCGATTCCCCCGCGTCTTTCGTCCCGCGTCGGATATCCTCCCAATGCCGCAGCTTCCACCAGCGCTCCTCGCTGATGATGCGATTCTCGAAGTTGCTCTTGCCCTGCTTGTACTTTTGCAGCGTTTCTACGGCGTCACCGATTTCCTTGCTGCCGATGGCTGCGCCGCTGCTCATCGCCGCGTCGCTGTCGCGGAATGCGCCTACAAGCGGCGCTTCTGCCTTTGCATCCAACATCGCAGCAGCGCCAGCCGCGTCGGCCTGCTGCTGCGTCTGCGGGAATTTTCTTGTCCCTGCCATGTCTTCCCCTCCTGTCAGTTGTGTTGGAACCACGCATATCTGTCGTAGCTCGGCGTGTTGATGTCCAGCGGGTCGTACAAGACCGGCTTCGGCGGCTTATTTACCCGCGCCGCAATGGGATTCTCCATGCACACATAGCGTGTCATGTCGTAGATATGATCCTCCTGCTCGGTGTTCACGTCCTCAACGTCCTTTTCGTCGTAAACGAGGTTTGGCACCGTGCGGATGAAATTCTTGCACGTATCGAAGATATACAGCATCGGCACGCCGTTCTCATCAAACGCGAATCGGTTGTGCAGCTGCATCTTGCCGTCGATGCGGGCGTTATCCCCCTTCTCGAAGTAGACACGCTCGCGCTCAAAGAGCGAGCCGATGCTCTCCGTGCCCTGTGTGCCCCAAATGGCGGGGTCGCCCACGCGGAAGATGTGCCTCCCCTTGAGGTTCGGGTCTTCTGCCTCAATGCGCTTCATCTCGCGGGCCACCGCCGTCGGTTCCATCTTCACGCCCTCGTTCGGTGTGCCCGTGCAGCCGTAATATTCCCGGATGTGGTAGAGACGCCTGTCATGGTCGACCGCGAACCAGCCGATGGCGAACGGCCTTGAATAGCCCCAGTCCATTGCGCACCAGATTGGCCACTCCTTCGGCACCTGAAACGGCGCGATGACGTGCGTATGGATGCGGTCGCGGTAGTGTTCGCTGTCATTGCGCCACTCGGTAAACACCTGCCCGGAGAACGTGTCCCAGTCGCCGTAGAGCAGTGCGTTCTTCTCCGCCTCCGGCATCGACGCAAGGCGCGTCAAATAGCTGTCGTCGTTCTTGAGCAGTATCTTATTGTCGAATACCGTGCTCGGCACAAAGATGCGGCTCTTCTGCCGATGCTCTTCGTGCCCATCCGGAAAGCGCACGACTGCATCCTCGCGGATGGTCCTCATCGGCGGTGCTGCCGTGATGAAACGCTCCTTGACCCATCCGTGCCCCACCCCGCCGGGGTTCGCCGTGCTTCGGATGTATACCCGCGTCCCCGGCCCGTTCGGTCGGTTGCGGGAAAAGAGGTAGCTGTATTCTTCCCATGTAAAGTGGGTCAGCTCGTCGAATGCGATAAAGTCATACGCCTGACCCTGATACTTGATCTTGTCCTTTGCGTACTGCATCGAACCGAAGATGATTTTCGCCCCGCTTTGGAATGTCCACGTGTGGCTGCTGCCGTTGTAGCGCGCGCCCGGATAGATACGCGGGTAGTAGTTCAGCGTCTTGTCAATGAGCTCGGCAAGCTGCGGGAAGGTCTTTCGCAGGATAATCGCCTTGTAATACGGGATATCCACCTGCCGCAATGCCTCGATGACCAACGCGTCGGATTTTCCCCCGCCTAACCGGCCGCGCCGCCGTATAGAGCCTCATCCTCCCAGCGGCTCATAAAGAGCGCTTGCTTGGGCTGCGGCTTCCATACCACGCTACGCTTCGCCATTCGCATCACCTCCCGCGTCCTGCGGAACAGGCATTACCGCGGGAAGCTCTGCCACACCGCACACGCTCTCTCCGCTGTCGTCCTTCTTCTCGTCATTTATCCAGCGGAAGTTGTATCTCAGGCTGAATTCCGCGCCACGATGACCGGCTCGGTCGAAGAGTCGTTCCTCTGCGTAAGCCTCGATGCGGGACTTCGCACGCGTGACCGTGTCAACGAATCCTTTCTTTGCCTGATAGTTCAGCAGCGCCTGCCTGCTCGTAAATCCGAGTGCGAGCGCCAGCCCCGTCACCGTCGGTGGGCGCTGATGAATGATAAACGGCTGCCCGAATTTGTCGAGGATCGGCATCCCATCGTCCCCGATAATCGGCTCGCCCTTGCAATCCTCGAAGTATTGGTCAATGACGGCCTGCATTTCTTCGACCGTCGCATATTTGGGATGACACCCCGCTTTTGCCATGCCGCCACCGCCTTTCTTTTTTATGCTGCAAGCCCCCCGTCCTCGGCCTTATCGCACAGCATTCTTATCCCCCGCTCGGGGAACCGAGCTTCCTATTTCCGACGGTAACACGCCATCTTTTATTTCTCACCACGGGCGTGGAAACTTTCTCTCCCTCTTCCTGTGCTCTCCCTTGTATAGTTACATACACACAACATAGATACATCCTGCATATAGCACCCTCTCCCGAAAGAAAAGAAATATAAAAGAAAAGAAAGGGGTTCTCCCTCACGGCAAAAAGAGAAGCAGGGCTTTCGCCCCGCCTCTTCTTATGCCATTTTGAGCTTTCTTTTGAGCCACGCCCACAGGTTGCGCCACGGATGGGATTCTGCGTAGTTAGCGCGCTGGCACTCAACAGCGGCGCGATTCGCCAACTTAACTCTTTCGTCCCATAGTTGTTTATTCTCAATGGCAGAACGCGTCACTTTGTCCATGGCGATTCGCTCCTTGATGCCCTGCGCATCAGCGGCGGGGACGTTGGCTTTAATCGTGATCGTCAGCATATACGTACGACCTCCTTGCCGTCCATCTTCACGCCGCAGTTGGGACAGTACGGCTTGCGATAAGTTCGTTCTCTGCCGCTGTCGCAGATAGCAACAACCTCACCACAGTTTGTGCAATACCAATCGCCATCCGCATCTTGTTCCCACCGACCATGCACCACCGGGGCAACATCGGCGGCGGGAGCATCTTCAATTTCAAACTCATCTGAGAGCCGCTTAAATACGTACTCAAGGCAATATGAACCGAACCCAACGTGATAATCTTGATCTACCGGGTCAAAATACAAGATGTTGAAATACGGCCTGTCAGGCGTCCCGGAAACAAAAATTTTTGCAAAGCTGGTCTTTATTTTGTTCTTGTGGGTGCAAACATCTGCACTCTGCATTTCTTTTTCAGTCATTGTCAGCCCTCCTGTTCCACGCATTCAAGCCGGCTCCGCAGCCGCCGGACCTTGTATGCCCGCTGCTCCGCCACCGCGTCCTCGACCTCAAACTCGATCGCCATCTGGTCAAGCATGATCCCGACGTCGGCGATCTCCTCGGCGATGTTGGCGAGCGTGTCGCCGTCCACGCGCCCGCGCAGAAACTTGCACAGCACATCCTGCAGCTCGGCCATCTCCTCAAAGGCCATCGTAATCTGCGCCTGCGCGCCGTAGCGGCTGAGCGCCGCGCAGAATGTTTTGCGTTCCGTGTTAGTCATTTCTTCATCCCCTCCAACGCCTCATCCGCCTCGTCATAGGTTAGGAACACAGACTTTCCGACCTCGCTGTCGGGCGTAAAACAATCGTCTACTGGGTCGCCAAGATAAAACCCATCCGGCGTAATTGCGCCAATGGTCTCCTTCCCGATATACCATCCATTCGTCTCCGGGTAGAACGTTGTGCAGTCCTCCAACAGCACGTACACCTCCGCGCCCAGTCTGTACGGACGAACCACCACGCGCCCGTCCTTGTCAGCATCGGCCAGCTCGCGCAGGCGAATATCGTCGTCCGTCTGGTGGAGCAGCTTGTCAAGCCGCTCAATGATATTGTCGGCGTGCTTGTTGATGGCGTATTCTGCTTCCGGTGATATTTCCCGCACACTCGCCAAATCGTTAATTTCCTCCGGCGTCAGTCCCGTGTCCTCGTAGGCGGCGAGACGCTCCACACACGTCTGTCTGTACGCGCTTTTTGCCACACGGTCATTGCAATCATTGCCACTGTAACAACCTGCCGGATAATTGTAATCCGCTGCGCCGCTTGCGAGATATTTTGTCAATCTCTCCATCACTCCACCTCCTGCATCTTACTAATCACTTTTCGGATCACGTCGCCACCGTAAGCGTCTTTTGTCAGCTCCAAAAATTCCGTCAGCGTCATCATGCCGTGCTCGAGGTCGACGCCGTAGTCTCGGGCAAACTGCTTTCGCCCCATGTCACACGATCCGGTCAAGCGATGATGCCAGTCGTAAAAATACTGCGTCGGATACGTTTTTTCACGGTCTGTCTCTCGCAGGAACGCATCTATACGCTCGTCTTCCGGCATATCCTCGAAAAGCTTGTCTCGCAACGCCTCCATTGCTTCGCGCAGCGTTTCGCCATGCGCGAAAATGTTGTCCTGCTTGACGATGTAGCACGGCGTGAGCGTCAAATCGCCGTTCAAGATTGCCCCGTGCGCAGTCGTCTCTTTCGTGGTCACGTCAAGGATTTTTCCCATTATGCGTCCTCCCCAAATCTCAATTTTGTTACGGCAATGGGGAACTCTTCAATCTCGCTTGCCCAGCGTGCCGTGCCCTTGCCGTTGTGCCGCTCAAATACCAGTGGGAACCCGCCGATGCCGTCGAACAGGCTCCCCATCGTAACAGGACGCAAATATTGCGCACTGATACGCTTTGCCAGGAAGTCCCAAAATGGCAAGGCGATGGAATTCCCCAGCGCCTTATAGCGCGGACTGTCGCTCGGCTTGCGCAGTTTGCCCTTACTGTCGCGCCACTCGCCGATGTCCGTCCAGTGGTCTGGGAATCCTTGCAGCCGCTCGCATTCCATCGGCGTGAGGCGGCGCACAATCATTCCGGTTCGGACGGTGTTTTGCAAATTCAGACTTTGCCCTACGCTTTCTTTTGCTTGCAGCGTCCCGTTGATCTCGCCCCCCTCGGTGAAATTGCGGCAATCAACACTGCTGACCACTAAATCGGTGCTATCCTTGTAATCTCGCTGCTTGCAGTTGCTCGCAACGTCTCCCTCGCGGTAGTCCCCGAAGCCCTGCATTTGATAGCAAACCACCGGAACCTCGCCGAAGGTGTGCAGCGCAGAACACGGCTTGTCCGGTCCGACGGTGCTGCGGTTATTCGGCGATGTGATCTGCGCGCGATCAAATATCAAAACAGACGGACATTGATTCGTCCCGCTTGATACCGCGCCCAGCGTCGGCGCGCATTCCTCGGCGTAGCCGATGCCGTTCGCCTTTGCACCCTGCCCCGCCTTAAAGGCCGCGCAGATCATCGGCTGATTGTTCCCGCTCATGCCGGCCGCAGCGGTCAGCGTAGGTGCTCTGTCGTCGCTTCGCACCTCGGCCCCGCCTTGCTGTGTTCCCATGCAGAAAATCGCCGGGTTATTTACTCCGCCGCCAACGCCACCTTGTAGCGTCGGGGATGCTCCCTCTGTGCCAAAAATCCGTTTGCTTTGGCAGTCCCACTGCGTCAGACAGTTTTGGAAAATCGTCTGGTCGTTGCTGGTGCCGAGCGTTCCGCTCTTGTCCTCCTGAACTAAAGCGCCTTTTCCTCCTCCGTCACAGCCCCCCCTGATTCGGACTGCATAAGAAGCACCGCTTTTAGTGTTTCCGGCAAGTCTTTCCCGCGCCGTTCCGCTCTCCGCAAAATGCCTTGACACGCTTTTGCGCTCAAAGAGTATTTCTCCTGCGGTGTCTCCTCCAAAATCTGCGACAACCGAGATACGACGGCGACGTTGGGGGACTCCCCAGTGTTGCGCGTCATGCACTCGCCAAGCCACGCTCCATCGTCCTCCCACTTCATCGTGGTAGCCCCCCCAGGTGTTCCAGCCTTTTTCAGGCACTTCAATATCGGGGGCTTCCGGTTCTGCGATGCGTATGATCTCTTCGAGGACTGCCGCGAAGTCTTGCCCTTTGTTGCTGCTGAACGCTCCGGGCACGTTTTCCCAGACCATAAACCGAGGTCTGACCATGTCACCTGTCCGTCCGTTCGCTCTGTCATGTGCTCTCATCTCCTTCACGATGCGGATCTGTTCCATGAACAATCCGCTCCTTGCACCGGCCAATCCGGCGCGTTTCCCTGCAATGCTCAAATCCTGGCACGGTGAGCCGCCCGTGATAACGTCCACGGTCTCGATCTCCGCGCCGTTGATTTTCGTAATATCGCCGAGGTGCTTCATCTTCTCCCCTCGCATTCCCCGAACATCTCCCGGAACGTCAGGCCCGTCAAGTCTTCCAGCGCCAGCAGCTTTTGGATGGTCGGCTCGATATCGCCCTTGACATATTGACTGATGACCGACGCGCTGATGCCCGTTGCGGCGGCGAGCGTCGTCTGGTTGTAATTCGTCGATTCCAAAAACGCTTTCAGCCCCGGATATGGGCAGCGCTCCCACGGCGTTTTGCTCATAACAAATCGGCTCATATCACTCGCCCCCTAACAGCGTTTCAATCGGGACGTTCAGTGCTTCGGCGATGTAAAGATACGTCGATACCGCGCCGTATCGTCCGCCTCGCTCAATGCAGGAGATCGTGCTGTCCGCTATTCCAGCCCTTTCTGCGAGGGCCTCCTGATTCAGCCCGCGCATCTGCCGCCACGCCTTGACGCGCTCGCCGATGCGCTGCTCGGTCGGGATAGGCCCCTTCGGCGCTTTATCCTCGCTCAGGAAGTCCGTCACACGGATGCCCACGGCCTCACAGATGCGCTCGCACAACGGGATGGTCGGCATAATGCGCCCATACTCATAATTCGCAAGCTGCCCCTGCACAAGGCCACACATGGCGGCAAACTGTGATTGGCTCATGCCCCTTGCTTTTCTAAGGTTGCGGATCCGCTCCGCAGTGTCTTTTGCATTCATCTTTTCGCTCCCTTTATTTTCTCAGCTTTTGGCCACGCCGCGTTTTGAACTGGCGCGCTCCCAAATAATCGTCTTTTGCCTGCGTCTGCCGCTTCTCTTCGGCCTTCGCCGCCCGGACCTTCGCAATATCCTCCGCATAATACGGGCAATTGTCCTGGCAGCCGGGATAGCGCACGGGTGGCAGGCAGCTGTGGCAGTGCTCAAAGCTCATCTCACACCTCGCGGATCGTGATGCCGTACTTGTCCTGCATCAGTTTCTTTTTCAGCAGATAGTCTTTCGTTTTCACGCCCTTTGCGTCCTCGACCTCGCGCAGCCAATGCACCGTTCCGTTGCAGTCCGGGCCGGTCGCCCGCTCGTAAACAAAATCCGCACGGTAGACCATCGGCTTGATTCTCTCGCCCTCGATGGTCGTGTAGCCCTCCACGAGCGTGAAATTCGCTTGCAGCCGCAAATCGCGGATTTTGCCCATCGCACGCAGCACTTTCAGCTCGCCAAACCGCGCCGCCTCACGCTCGGAATCGAACTTGATGCCGTCGCGCACAACCTTGCGGTTGCCGTACTTGCTTTTCTTCGACTTCTGTTCGCCCACCAGTTTGTCAAGCACCTGCTTCTGCGCCTGCGGCCCCAGCCTCGCGAGGTCAGCTGATGTCAGCGCCATCGTCGGCCTCCCTGATTCGCACTGGCAGGACCATTTTGACGTCCTCGTGGTTGGTCTTGATCGTAATGGGCCCAAGTGGCCCACGGAATTCCAGAATAGCAGGCTGCTTGAAGGCACCGCCGACGCTGGCCTTTGCCGCCTGCAACGTCGAGAGAAGATACTCGGCATTCACGCCGATACGGAATGTCGGTTCATTGGGCAGGACTTTTTCCCAATCCAGAAACGCTCCAACCGGCTGAACAAAACCGAAGATGCAGCCGAGACATTCGATCTCAACCACGCTTTCCGTCTTGTCCCGTTCTTTCAGCTCCAAGCGCATGGAGTTGCCGCGTGGCAGGCGGATACTCGGCTTGATGTAGCAATCGAAATCCTCTTCGACCTCGCAGCAGGTCGCGTGCTCCACGAAAAGCCGGACGCCGTCTGTGGCGATAGCCGTAACTGCCTTGTTCTTCTTGCGAAATTCCAGCCGGATATTCTTGTACATCGGCCTACTGATGCTCGCTGATACCGCGCCCTTTACGGCGGCGATAATCGTGTTGAACGCGTTGGTGTCCATGATAGCCAGTCTCATTCCTCTGCCTCCTTTGCGCCATTGTGATCGCACGGATCATCCCGCAGGCCGACCGCAATATGCATCACGTTCTTCTCATCGACGCGCTGGTGAATCTCGTATTGCCCAAGCAGCGGGTTCACCTTCGGCCTTTCGAGGTGGAGCGCCTTCATGCGTGGGATATCTTCTCCCGTGTCGGGGTCCTTCACTGCCTCGCCGTAGGAAAGCGCGATCTGGATAATCCAAGCATCGAACGCCATGCGCAGCTGGTTCAGTCCCTTCATATCCTCGCGCAGCTTCGCATTTGCTTTCATCAGCTCGCCGACTTTTTTCTGATATCTTCCGAGCTCGTGCTCAAGCCGTTTTACCTTGTCTCTGTTTCTTTCGCTCATCGGTTCTCCGTCCTTTCGTAGTGCAGCGTCAGCGCCCGAGCGATCGGGCAGCGCCGCCATTCTTCGTTGGCGCAGTAGCGCCGCGTATATTCGTCCAGCTCTTCTTTTGGTAGCTTGACTTGTGCGCCCTCGCAGTTGAGATAGTCGCGGTAGTCCCGCGAGTAAAACGGGCACTTGAAAATGCCCCCGCGATACCCGCTCACGGCGCACCGCCTGCCATTTTGGCAGCTGCCGCTTCCCACGTCAGCCCGTGTTCTCTCGCATAACGCGATACGCTCGGCATGAACGCCTCCTGTTCGGCTGTCCGCTCGATGTATGGCTTCATCCACGCCACCGAGACTCGCGGGGAAGCTGCACCCCTGATCTTTGCAAGCACTTGGCCGACCTTCGGGGGGAATCCCCTCGTATCCTCGGCGATCAGCGCATTCACTGCGTCCATCGCTTCGGCGGGGTCTTCATTGCCCAGCATGTCCGACCAGAGGGAAACCAGCTCTTCGGCTTCTGCGCGGGTCATCTTGGCATAGGCCTGCGGATAAGCCTGCTTTAAACGCCCTAAAAGGCTAATTACGTCAGCTCTTTCCACGGTTCTTTTCCTCCTCAAGCATCTCGGCGAATACATCGCCGCCGACAAACGGCCTATTCTGCGGCGCTTTGCCGCCCTTGTCCTGCTCTCTGGCAAGCCAAGCGGTGATGAAACGCTTAATCCCTCCGCGTGTCTTCCGCTTGGTATGGTTTGCATCGCACCACCCTGCCATGTTTCTGAGCTGTTGCAGAACGTCAACGTTCGGATAGAGCTGCGACCATTTGGCCCTGTCGTTCTCCGACACGTCGAAAAAAGTCCCGTCATTCAGCGGCAAAGAAATCACCGGCGGCGCGTCAGCCGCTTGCGGCTCAGCGCATAATATGTACTCTTCTTTACTCTTCTCTACTCTACTTTTCTCTACTTTACTTTGTCGTTCGATGTCAGCATTTTTTGAAAAAATGTTTACATTTTTCGCAGAAATGTAAACATTGGGCAAAATTTGGGCAACATCAACCAGAAGGATGTTGTAATCGACTTCAAGAGTTTTGCGGCGGCTGACTGCCTCGAAGTACCTTTCCTGTATGCCTTTAGAGGTCAATACGTGGTACTTGTCATACTTCTCTTTGTCGAACATCCCTCGTCTGATAGAAGCCTCTATTATTTCGGAAACGACGCTCCCACCCAACCCGACCTTGCGGGCGAACAAAAGCGCAACCTCCTCTGTCCATTCAATGTAGTAACCCGCCTTGCCGTAAATCTCTTGCAGCAAGTGAACGACTACACCAAATCCTGTCAAGCCAAATTCTGCTTCTATCAGTTCAAACTTTGCGTTCAATGTGACATCAAGCGGAAAGTAATCGATCCCGCTCTTTGCCATAGACTACTCCCTTAAAACGGCAGCTCGCCGTCGTCCTCGCTGACCTCTGCAAAGCCGCCTGCGGCGCTCTCTGCGGCGTATTGCGGCGCGGTGGTATCATTACCCTCCGAGCGCCTGTTGTCCGCGAAATACACGCTGTCAGCCTGCACCTCGTAGCTCCTGCGCTTGTTTCCATTTTTGTCCGTCCAGTCGCGCATCTGCAAGCGCCCCTCGACGCCGATCAACCGCCCGCGTCCGGCGTAGTTGCAGAGCACTTCTGCCGTTCCGCGCCACGCTACAATGTCGATCCAGTCTGTGCCGCCATCCTTGCCGTTGCGGTCAACGGCAAGAGGGAACGACACAACGGATACGCCGCTGTTCGTTTTTTTCAGCTCCAAGTCACGCCCGATGCGTCCCATCAGGCAGATTCGATTCATGCTCATTTCAATTCCTCCTCGCTTTGGTGTTGGTGCAGATAGAGCACGTGGCTCTTGCCGATGGCGGCGTTTTGGGCGATCCATGCGTGCGCCTGCTCGCGGGATAGATGGCTCTCCATTGCGCGGCTCTCATAGCTGAATTCTCCCGCTTCCAGCTTGCGCTTCATGCGCTCCTGTATCTCCTCTTCGCCGTAGTTGGCTTCGATCAGATAAAGGTCATAGGCCTGCGCCACAATGCCGTCCAGCGAGGCGCAGTCCGTCGCATAGAACACGCGCTCGCCGTTTGCAAATTCGATATGCCACGCACAATTCGGGACATCGTGAGGAATGGAATTGTAGGACACACAGACGGGGTAGAGAAGGGAACAGGAGTAGAACAGCACATGGCCTGCCATGCCCTCGTCGGTCACGCGGCGGTCCACGCCGATGCGTCCCATCGGTTCCATGAGCCACGGAGGGACGCACCAGCGCAGCGCAGGGCGCAGGAAGTGCAGGCGCTTGATGGTCTCGGGGTTGAAGTGGTCGCCGTGAACATGCGTCAGCAGGACGAGCCTCAATCCCTTGCAGTATGGTTCGAGTTCCCGAAATGGAACGCCGCAGTCAATGAGTATTTCATCATTCAGCAGTACGGCGTTCCCCTTGGAGCCGGTCGAAATGACCTTGACCTTACAGATCATTCATGCTCACCTGCTTGGTGGTGCCGCTCTTTCCGTCGTCCAGCGTACCGAGGGCGTCAGCGGGAGCGGGCAGCTCGTCCTTGACCTCGCCTGTGGTCTCGTCCACTTCGACGGTCGGGAGATCAAAATACTGCTCGCGGCTCGCGCGTCCCTCTTTCAGTGAGGTATACACATTACGCAGGCGCACGATGCTCTGCGCCGTGAACGCTTCGGCCTTGCAGCCGATGTACTTTTCAAGGCACTCCATCGGTACGCCGAAGTCATCCTTGAACGCCTGTCCCATCTTGCGTACGCGGTCGATCATGGGTTCATCGCTCTTTCCCATCATCGTCTTGGTACACGCCGCAAGAGCGGCGTCTACCACGTCGCCGGGGATAATGCCAAGAATGCACGCGCGCATACGGCGCGCGCCCTGATTGGCGACCATTTCATAGATGTCGCGCGGGTCGGTGAGGGCAACGCTGCCTTTCTTGGTGTAGCGGATATGCGGCACGGTGAAGATCTTCGTCTGGCGGGTGTTGGTCTCCAAATCCCAGCAGTAGGCCATGACGGTACTCTCGCCGTTCTTCTGCTCCAGCTCGGTAATGCCGAAGTCGAGGTTGCCCCAGTTCTGCGCCATGACCTCGGCGAGACGGATCGAGGGGCCGGTCACGTTCTCGCCGCCGCGCGGGTATTCATAGATCGCGCGCTCGGCAAGGCTCTTGCGCTTGCAGGCGTTGAGAATGCGGTTGTTCGCTTCGATCTCGTCACGGGGAAAACGCTTGGCGACGACCATTGCCGCCTGTACCTCCTGCGCCTGACGGGAGATCATCATTTCGGCGTTCACGCTCTTGGCGCTCACAACTTCGGTGCTGTTGTAGGTCTGCATTTCGTTCATGGTAATATCCTCCTTAAAATAATCATTCGTACTGATAGCCATTGCTGACAAGGAATTGCTTCAAAAGGCGCAGGCGCTCGCGCGTATCGGTCACGCGGAACGACACCGTGAGGTGTTCGACCGCCGCCTGCTCCACGCGCTTCGGGACGACCTGCGGGGCCGCTGCGACGGTTACTCCAGCAGCGCGCGCTGCTGGAGTAACCGTGTGGCGTTTCACGGCCTCGCGCTCCTCCTCGGCGCGGCGGTGACGCTCGTTGACAACGGAGATCGCAAGCGAGAGGTCGAGGTTGTTTTTGTACTCCACCATGATCTCCGGCGCGTTCTCGCCCATCGTGCCGATGGTTTTCATGTCCTGCGCCACGCCGTCCACCTTTAGCTTGATCTGCTCCATGAGCTTCTTCGGCGTCTTGGCTCTGGCGCTCGCCATATCGACCTTAACGCCGGTCTGCCCGAACGAAAGGAAGTCGATCTCGTTGACCGCGCACAGCTCCCGAAAATAGCCCAGCAGCATTTCCTCGCAGCGGCTCTTGATCTCGCTTTCCGTCGCGTCGATCTTGGCTTTCAGGTCTGCGTCGGCGCGCTTGTACGGGTCGGCGATGCACTCACGGTAGACGGATTCGAAGCTGTCGTACTTCTCCATGATTGCGGATTTAATGGCCTTGCGCTGGGTCTCGGCATCGGCAAACTCGCGGTTCATTTCGGCGCGAATGTTCTTCACGCTGGTTAAGGTCTCGTCGGTGCAGACAAGGCTCATTGCCTCTGCGACGCGCTGCTCCGTCTGCTCCTTCCGGCTCCTCAAATGCTCCTCGATCACGGGGAGTTGAGTCACTTTCATCAGGGTGTTATCCATCTTCGGTCTCCTCCAATTCTTCAAAATACATTTCCTCTGCGCCGCAGTCTGGGCAGAACTTTTCCGTCACGAGGACGTAGCCGCGCTCACCGTCAAGGTTCTCGCGCCTGCGCAAGACGTCGGGCTCGTTAAAGGTCAGCCCGCACCATTCGCAGCGGTACTTCACATCATCGCCGAGACCGCGATGAGCACTGCCGCCAGCAACAGGCAGATACCGGCAAAAAGCATCGCCTCGTCGGCCTTGCGCTGCTCTCTCGTGCGCTTGTCGTGCCGTCTCATCGTCTGCACCCCCTGTCGATATACGGAAGCAGCTCATATAGCACCTTGCACACCGCGCACGCGCCGATGACGGCGAGCCCCGTCGTAAAGTCGCAGCCGTTGAGCGCGATCACCGTAGCGGCGATGCTGCCGAAAACCAATGTGTCGATCATGCCTCCACCTCATATCCAAGAAATTTCAGGAACGAGATCCGCGGGATGACCGTGATCGTTCCGATACGGCTGACCGGAAATCCGAGCTGTTCGGGGTGGTCTTTCGCCGCAATGCTGATCGAATAGGGCTTCCGCCCGAGTACCGGCGCGATATCCGCCGGTGTCAGCACCGGCTTATCCGATGCAAGCATTTCTTCGATTGTCATTTGACCTTGCCTTCCCCCTGCGTCCGTGTTATACTGTCCGCAGGAACACAATATCTTGTGGTGAGATTTGTTCCGCTGCCCTGTTCGGCCTGCTACGCTGAACAGGGCTTTTTCCTTTGCTTCATCACTATTCATAGCTTTTCGTCGCTTTTCCAACGCCTTTCACCGCTAAACCCTTCCGTTGCTACTCATGTCACTTCCCATCCTTGCATCTCCTTTGCTATGCTACGCAGTGCCCAGCGTTACCGTGCCATTGCAATGCCGTGCCGGGCACGTCGCTGCGACTCCCTCGCACTATTCGATTTCTTCCCAGCGGAAGCGGCCTTTCCCACTGTTCCGCCACTGGCCGATGCCGGAAAAGCGTCCGTAGTCCAGCCATTCGCGCACGGCCTTTTCGTGGTCATCGCACAGGCAGACGACGGTAAACTCGCACGTAGCGCCCGCGGGAATTTCCTCGCTCATAGCAAGGCTTACTCGCTCACCCTGCGCGGTCTGTGCTCTCAGCGGTCGCTGGCACTCACCGACGGAACCGGCAAACATCAGCGGAATGGTGCGCGGCTCTGGGAAAATCAACTTATCAATTTCCTTCTTGTATGCCTTGATTTTCTCGCTCGCAGTTCCCTTAACCTTACGCAGGCCGCCGCAGGTGTCCTTGAAAAATCCCTTGATCTGGTAGTCATACAAAAATGGTGTACCGTCATCCAGCCGGGGGAACACGGTCATGGATTTTTCTGCCACCGCATCAGCGCCAAGCGCCGCAACTTCGTCTTCCACGCTCAAAGCGTCGGGGGATTTGCTACCGATAAACTCACGGTAAACATCAGGATTCGCAGGGCTTGTGCCGAGAATCGGCTCGGTAAATGTCAGTTTCACTTTGATTTCTTTCATTTTTTCGCTCCTATTCTTGGGCGTTCATGCGTCCTCCTTATCCTCGGCGCGCCGTTCAATGATCGCGTCGATTGCGCCCTCCACTCGCTTTCGCGCATCGGGCGGCTTGCGCCTTCCGTTCAAGATCATGCTGATATAGGCTCTTGTCACGCCCATCTCAGCCGCGACTTCTTCAAACGAAATGCGGTTGGTGTGCATCTTTCCGACTGCACGGCCAGTCCATGCTTCAAGCAAAGCCATTCCTCCCTTTTCATTCTGTTAATTTTGTTGACTGCGGCAGGGAAGTTTGCTATACTGCTTTCGCGGGGTTATCTCCATAAAAGGGGGTGATCGCATGAGAAACGCAGCACATACTTCGTCCGAGCTCGCGTCGCTTGCTGGCAAGTTGATGCATCACGAGGACAAGGACGTTCGTTCTCTTGCCGCCATCGCCTTAGCTAACCGGCGAAAGTAGGTCAGCTAACAGGAGAAAAGATGAAGCTACTCGCACATTTTTGCCCCGCAGCCGCCTTGATGCTCACGCATCGGGGCGGCTTCCTTTTCCTGCCGCAGTCAAATTTGGGGTTGCATAAGTTAACTAACCGTGCTATTATGCAGATAGCCGAACCACATAAGAGCTTGACACGGACGAATGAATCGTCGGGGTCTGGTTTTATGTTCCCTTTTTCAACTCCACGTCCAAATTATACGGTTAGAATAGTTAGAAGTCAAGGCAAAATTGTTAACTTTTCTATCTTCGTCGATCTGTTCAAAAACGTCCTATGGAATTAACTACTTTTTACAAAAATTTCGTATCCCTCTGCACTAAAAACGGTCTGAACCCATCAGGTGTAGCCAAAGCAATCGGCCTTTCAAATGCTGCTGCGACCGGATGGAAAAAAGGGAAAATGCCAAATGATACTACTCGGGAAAAATTGGCAAACTATTTCCACGTGACTGTTGCCGATCTAATAGGGGACGACTGCGCAGAAAAAGAAGCCGCCGCCCCGAAGGACGTCGGCCTTTCCCCGATGGAATCTCAGTTAATGGAATATGTCCGCACACTTACGGACGATCAAAAGAAGATGCTGCTGGCACAGTTGCAGGCGCTAAAGAATCAAGAATGATACGTTTCTGTTCATCGCTGAGATCGCGGAACGCCTGTAAGATTTCGCTGTCGATGTCTTTCATCTATGTATCCTCCGTATGTAAATAGTTTCACTTATCATATACCGCGCCGAGGTTCATTTCACCACGGCGGAATGGTTTTAGGAGGTCTTGTGCATGGGATTGTATACCGACCCGAATTACTTTGAAAAGCAAGCGCACTACCAGCACCGCAAAGTAAAGAAAGTCATTAAGGCGGTGTCCTCTAAGTCAAAGCAGCCTGCCCCTGATGAGGCGGTATCAGAAACCTCGACGCAGGTTGAGCCGGAATCCGCCTCACGCGATATCCATGATTATCCCGTTGAACCAACAGTTGATGAATTTGACGAATCTCCCGGCCTAACTCAAATGACGCAAGAAGAATACGACGCGTTCATGATGGGAATGACCGTCGAGCAATACCGCGTCTATCGTCAAATGGTTTTAGAAAACGAAGCCAAGCGAAACAGGCAGAAGCAGCCAAATAGGAAGCGGCGCTCTCCGGAAGTTGATCTTCTGCTGGCAGCATTGAAACCATTGTGCTTCGCGCTCGTCATCTGCGGGGTCATCTGGATTTCAATCGAAAAAGATGTCCCTTTGAAAGAATCTGACATGAATGACACCCCACCAATAAAGTCAACAACTGAAACAACTGGCGGCGGGGGCGGCAGGCTCGTTCCATTGCAGCCTGTGCCCATTCAAAACGGACAGATTGTCACATATCCGTCTGGCGATCAGGTCGCACCTTTGACAGTACAAACCGCCGGCGGCTCAAATTTCTATATCGTGCTAAACCCAATCGACAGAGAGGCAATATCTAACGGAGCGATGTCTTTCCTCGTGTCGGCAAAAAGTGCCGAAGTAGATGTTCCTCTCGGGACATACGAAATCTATTATGCGTATGGTTCGGACTGGTACGGGAAAGAATATAAGTTTGGTGAAAACACCGAGTACTTCAAATGCAACGAAATGTTTGAATTTACCGCAGATGACGAGATGATTTACGGTTGGACGCTTACTCTCTATAAAGTATCCAACGGGAATATGAGCACTGATATAGTGCCAAAAGATTCTTTCCCGGATATTTAAGTAAAAGCCCTCGCCGCCTCTGCAACACCGGCGAGGGCTTTTCAGCAGCAGCGGGGAGCGGTCGCCGCTGCTTGCTTTGACCATATCGCGCTTTACCTTACCACTTCAATACCAAGACCTTGCAACACGACGGCATTCGACCGCGTTCGACAGACCCACTTTTGGCACCCCAAAAGTACGAAAACCGGAAAAGTTAAGGTGATATAAATGAACATTCAAGAGCTGTGTAGAATCCGTAAAGAAGAACTGAAACTGACCTATCAGGACATTTCCGACGCTTCCGGCGTGCCGCTGTCCACCGTCCAGAACTTCTTTTCCAAGCTGTCGAAAGCCCCGTCCATTTATACCGTCGCGCCGATCTGCAAGGTGCTCGGCATATCCCTTGATGAAATATTCGGAATTTCCGAACACTTGACGCCGACCGAGGAAACTTTGCAGGCGCGCAATGATGAGTTGGAACGCCATGTTGACGCAAAGGCTGATACCATTGAGATCATGCGGCGCGGCGTCCGTATCCGAAACGGCGTGATTTTAATTCTGTTTATCATGGTGGTGTTGCTGGCTGCATGGGGTTTGTATATCGATATGCACTGCGTCGACTATGGATTTTGGAGGGGCTGACATGGCGAATTGCATCAAATGTAAAGCAGCGCTGCCGGATGGCGCGCTGTTTTGTCCTATATGCGGAAAAAAGCAAGCATCTGTCGACCGAAAAGCCACAAAACGCGGCAACGGGACGGGGACGGTCTATAAGCGCGGCTCTTCATGGGTAGCCGAAATCACCAAAGGCTACCGTGAAGAAGACGGCAAGCTGACCCGCGTGAAAGCGAAAAAATGCGGCTTCCGCACAAAACGAGAAGCCTTAGAATATATCCCCATGCTGCGGACGCAAAAGCCCCGTGAAAAGGATATCACTTGGCGCAAGGCATATGAGCTTTGGTTCCCAACGCATCGCGCCGACAAGTCCACGCTGAATTGCTACGCCGCTGCCGAAAAGTATTTTGCACCGATCGAATTTATGAAGCTGGCCGCGGTCGAGATTGATGACATCCAAGAATGCATTGATGACTGCCCGCGCGCCAAACAGACGAAAAAGAATATGCGCACCGTGTGCAGCCTGATCTACAAGTATGCCGTTCCGCGCGGATATGCCCCTATGAGTATGGCCCCGTATCTCACCGTCACCGGCGAAAACGCCGCGCCGCGCGCGAGCTTTGATGCCGACCAGATCGAGAAGATAAAAGAGGCGTGCGGCGTGATTCCATACGCCGACTATATCTACTGCATGTGTTACCTCGGCTTCCGCCCTACAGAATTTCTCGGCCTGTCGATTGATAACTACGACAAGAAAGAAAAGGTGCTTCGCGCTGGTATCAAGACTGAAGCGGGCAAGAATAGAACCGTCACGATATCACCCAAGATTCAGCCCATCATAGACCGGCTGGCGAAAGACAAGATATCCGGCGCGCTGTTCTGTAACGAAGAAGGAAAAGCGTTCAGGTATGACTATTTCCGCGACGAGGTTTTCTATCCCACATTAAAGGCAATCGGCATTGACAATCCAATCGAAAACAAGCGGCACAAGTATTCCCCCCATACATGCCGTCATACGTTCGCGACGCTGATGAAAAACATTCAGGCATCGGACAAGGACAAACTCGAGCTGATCGGTCACGCAAGCCCCGAAATGCTGCGGTATTATCAGGATGTCAACCTCACCGACCTTCGAAAAATCACCGATGCGATATAGTTTTTCTGTTACCCCCTCGTTACCCCCATCGAACGATTTCCCGTTGATATTCCGTCGTTTTTCGGTGACTGGGGGTCAAGAGGCCGTGAGTTCAAGTCTCGCCACTCGGACCAAGAAAACCTCGAAACCGTTGCGGTTCCGAGGTTTTTTCATATTTAGACTATTCTGGCAAATTCTCGATTATGCCCAATATTTCTATCCTGTTACCCCCGCAGTTACCCTCGCATAAAAGGCCTCTACCCATTGCGGGCAGAGGCCTTTTTGGCTAATAGTGCATCATTTTTTGGGCTCGCTCATCCCTCTCGAAACATCCCTTGCATCGTCCGAACCTCGGCAGCTCTCTCGATCTGCTTCCTGTGCAGATAGTCATAGAGACACTTCATGCCCTCGGGCGGCTCGCCCTTCTCCTGCTTATACTTCTGGATGACGCCGGCGACCTCAGCGTGTAGCATCGTCATGTGATGCATCTCTTCACCGGAAAGCTCGTAAAAAGTTTTCGCAAGAGCAGGACATTCGTCCTTGTACTCGAGGGCGCATTTCGCGTACTTCATCGCGTCCTCGATTTCCTCGTCGACCATCGCCGACAGTTTTTCAATGAGTTTCATTTTCTTCCTCGCTTTCTGCGGTCGGCTTCGGCATTGCTTTTTTGATCTCCGCCAGTGCCGCGTCGCCGATCTGATTGCCGATGCTGCGCCCTGTGGGCGTGGCCACCATCGCGCCAAGCAGCATCCCGATCAAGAGCTGCACCATCGCGCACCTCTCAGATTCGCTGCACGCGCAGCGCCACATTATTGACCGTAGCAGCGGCACCGGTGAGCACCAGCGTCAATGCGGACCCTGCCGCGCAGCAGACCTGACGCACAAGCGCCGGAATGCTGAGATCGACCGTGCCGTTGGCGGCGGCAGTCGCCGAGGCGGTCGCGCCGGGGACGGCGACGCCGTCCTTGTAGAGTGTAACGGTGACGGTTCCGGCAGCGGCAGGCGTGACGGTGACCGAGGCGTCGACATCGTAGTAACCGGCACCGGTGATGTTGACAGCGTTGCCGTTGAGCGCCACGTCACAGCCGTAGCGGCGGATAAGGCTGCCAAGAGGGATGACGCCGTCGACCGCGACTGCGGTAGGCGTCTGCATGGCAGCGTAAAGAGCGGATTTACAAGACATTTTTTATTCTCCTTCCATAAAAATGGCGGGGCTATTGCCCCGCCTGTTACCCGGCCATAGGGGCCTGCCATGTCCCCCGAGCGGGGAATATGGCCTTAAAGGTTGACGTTGCCGTTGCATCCGCAAGACGCGGGGATGATCTGGCCTGCGCAGGTCGAAGCCACGCCGTACAGTGCGGGCTTGGTCAGCATGCGGCCCTCGATCGCATCCAGACGGCGGTTGAAACCGCAGCAGCAATCGGAGATCTTCGCCGCCAGGGCGTCTGTCTGCTCCTTGGTGAAGATGCCGTTCTTGAGGTTCTGGTTCTCCATCTTGAGGTCGAAGATGGTCTCCTGCAGGCGCTGCTCGTAGATGCGGCTGGCCTGACTGGTGATCGCCTCGGTGCTGGCGTTGATTGCCATGCGCGTGTCGTTGCTCTGCTGCTCGATGAGATACTGCGTGCGGGACGTGTCGATGATCCCCTGCTTTTCGACCTCGCAGTTGCTCACGCGGTTGCAGCCGGTGTCATTGACGGGATACGGCATATTACCGCGTCCAAAGCCAAAGCCGTTGCCAAAGCCGCCAAACAGCGCCGCGATGACGATGATGATAAACAGTACCGCAAGCCAGCTCATGCCGGTGCTCTGATCGTTGTTCATAGTGCATTCTCCTTTCCTCAAAAATTATTCCAACGGCTATTTCAGCCGGGGGAATTTGGTTGAGCGCCCCGTTTTGCCATTCTGCGGGGCCTGTGAGGCGTTCTGTGCCCCACCGAGTATCTTGTTGGCATCGGAGCGCAAAGCCTCCGGCGTCGTACCGAGAAGCCCGCACAGGGCCTTCGCCTGCATCGTGCGCCCGTAGCGCGCATAGAGGCTGTTGGCAATGCCCGGGTCAATGCCGAGCCTGCGCGCCGTGCTCTGCACGCCCTCCAGCGTGTCAGCCGTCCCGCTGATCGCCTGCTCCGCTTTCGTTGCCGCGCTTTGCAGGTCTGCGGAGGGGAACATTTTCGACGCTGCCGCTATGATCTGCTTGAGATCCATTCTCTTTCAGCTCCTTTACTTGGTCCGAGAGGCCCTTGATGACCTCGGCCATGTCGCTCATGGCTGACTGCATCTCGCTCATCAGCTGCTCCTGCGTTTTTGGCGGCGTGATGACGCCAAGCTCAACGAGTTTGTCGTAATACTGCTGCGTCGTGCCTTCCAGCTCTGCGTAGGCGGCAGCCGTCTTCCCGATGAGCTGCTGGCGGTTGCCGAAATAGTCGGTCTGGAAAATATCACCGTTGTCGATAACACACATCATGCAGTTTCCGCCGCTGTATCCGGCAATTGCAAACTGGTCCATGCGCGCACCTCCTTTTGTTGTCTCAATGATAACGAAAAAGAGGCCCCGCAAAGAGCCTGAAAAAGGTCTTTGTAGGGTCTCTTCTTTATGTGTTTTTGATGCCGTCCGCGATTTTGCTGTACGCCCGGCGCCGCCGCGTCTTCACGTACTCCGGTGAGACGTGCAGCGTCTCCGCGACTTCGACGCGGCTCTTCCCGCGCACATCGCATTCAATAAGGCAGTACGCCTCATCGGGCGGCAGCTCAAACGATAAGATATACGCCACGGCCCGCTTGGGGGCCATAGAGGATAATTGCGCGCGGATTGACCTGTGCTGACTGTTCATGCCCGTGTAGGGCTTGCAGAGGCGCTTGCGCGTGGGCTTTCGCCGCCCGCTCCTTCCTGTGCCCAAATCGGACACCGTTATTTTGTCGCTCTCTGGATCATCGTCATGGCTTCCTGCCGCGTGATAAGCCCCTGCGGGGCGCTGCCGTCCGTGATGCCCGCAGCCTTTGCCGCCGCCCAGTCCTTCGCCGCCCACGTGGAGACGGGCTTCGTGCGCAGCTGCGCCAAATAGCTGTCCATCATCTTGTTAAACGTTGCCTGATCCATGTACTCCTCCATTTCCGGCGGATACTTGCCCGCCAAGATCATGCTCCCTGTGTATCGCATATGGTCGTCCCACTGGAAATGCGGCTTGTCCGGGAATTTCTTCCAGTCGCCGCCCCAGCTGAACCCGACCTGCTTGCCGATCTGCCCGCAGCGTGCAAAGAACGACGGATCGTCGTACTCATGCCCCTTGACGTTTTTGCAGATGTCGAACGCAAGCCCCGCCTTGACGCCGTGGAACGTCGGGCGCGTCGCGGTCTTTGCCGCGTAGCCGTTCGAGGCAAGATAGCGCTGGTACTCGTCATCTCGTACTGTCTCGGTCACAAGCACCGGAAGTCCCGCCTCCTTGCAGAGGTCGAGGAAAATGACACAGTTTGCGCGCACATCCGCCCGCAGGTCGGCGATGTCCCTACTGTGATACATTGCCGTCACCCTTGCCGTCGATCACGTCCTGTGCCTTCTGGCTCTGCGTGCCGAAGTAAAACGCGATGATGACTGCATAGATCGTCATAAAGTCCTGCGAGATGTTGCCCGTGACGGCCATGTACGCAAATACTCCCGTCAGCACCAGCGTCACGATGCTCTTGACGCTCATCAGGTTTGCCAATCTTTTGTGAATCAGTTCCATGTCATTCGTCCTTTCCCTTGATTTTGATTCCCGCCAGCAGGCCGAGTTCTGCCGTCCACGCCGCAAACCATGCGACGGTCAGGCTGTCCGGCACCACCTTGTCATGCGCGGTCAATACGAGCACCGCAATGCAGTACCAGCAGAGGTTGAGCACTGCCGCGATGACGTACTTGTCCCGCTTTCTCAGCTTCTTCATAAGGCTACACCCGACAGCAGCCACGCGATAAACGCGCCCGCCAGCGCCGCGAGAGATTTGTCGACCAGCCCGTCCCAGCGTTTCCCCGCCTTGCCCGTGATGGCCTTTACATCCTCTTTGATCTCTTTGACGTCGCCCTCGACGGTCTCCTGCTTGGTCGCCAGCACCTCGACCGACGTTGCCAGCCTGTCAAGCGCCGTTTGGTGCTCCTGTAACTCGTTGATTCGATGCGTATTGCTCTTGCACCGGCTTTCGATCAGCGCGATATCTGCGTCATCGTAGTGCTTTGCATTGTCCATTTTTCACGCCCCCTTATTTTTATGGTGTTCTTCATTGAGCGTATCATGCCGCCTCTGCAAATTCACCACGGGGCAAAAGAACCTGTCGGACCACCGACAGGTTCTTTTTCTTTACGCCGCTTTCTTCCTCATGATTGCAAGCTGCTCGTCCACCCGCGCGCGGTTCCAATGGCGAATGCTCTTTCCGACGCCGAAGTCCTCAAAGAGGGCTGCACGCTGTTTATCGGAAAGCCCCTTCTGCTGATAAACAAGCTCCATAATCTGCAAGCCTTCACTGTTGCTGATGGTATCACCGTTTTTGTCCTTCAGGCTTTCGATCCCGCCTTTTGCCAGATAGAGCGCAATATACTGGGCTTCTGAAACGCCCGTTTTTTTGACGGTATCTATGGCCTTTGCCGCCCACCCGTCCGTTTGGTAATTGCTCACGCTCATTTTCCCAACGATGTTGGCATATTCGTAGGCTTTTGCAACGGCATCTGCCTTATCGCCGTCGCTCATGGACTTATAGCTCGCAAGTCCCGTGAGCTCGCTGACGATCTTATAGGAAGTCTGCCCGCGCTTTGTGGCGTACTTGACGTATTCCTCGCCGGTCAACTGTTTGTTTTCCTTATTCACGGTAAAAGATTTCGGTGCGCGCTGCGGCAGGACTTTGGCCTCACCGGTCGCCTCATATAGGCGGCTCAATTCATCTTCCATTTTGCTGTCGATTACCTTCGAGGTATACGCGGGATTCGCAAAATTGTTAAATGCCCGCGCGGCCACGCCTCCGGAGTTTTCCGTGCGCCCCCATGCGTCGATAAAGGGAATCTGCCCGTAGTCAACGCCCGGAATACGAGCGCTGGCCTTGCCGAGCGCATATTGCATATCCGGCGTCAGGAATTTGTTCTTATCCGTATAGGTCGTCATGCGCTCGCTTTCGCCCGTGCGCTCCGCCTGCCCGAAGACCGTCGGGATACCCTGCGTCAAATAACTCGTCGCCGCGCTTGCTACCGCACTGGTTAGTGCGTTTGTGTCCCCGGAGGACGCATACCCCACCGCGTCAAAAACGTCGTTCAGGCTTTGCAGACAACTCATGGAAAGAAGCGGGTCCGTCACGTTGCTTGCTGCCTGAAGCATATCACTCATAGTGAGATACCCGTTGTTCGCCTGCATCTGCTCGTAAAGGTTTGCCCCAACGAAAAACGGAAGCGCTTCCGGCGCAAGCCAATCCAGCGTAATACTCGTGCCATTTGGCAGCTCCATCGCATATTCCTGATGTCCTTGCAGCTCGTCGAACTTTTTCTTCTTCTCGTCATCACCGCCGCTGCCGCGAAGAATGCCCTCTTTCGCCATATAAAGGCCGAGCATCATCAGCCCCGTGCCGGTCAGACCGGCGGCGGCCCGGTCGATCATTTCGGTCGCCTGCATATTACCCTTTTGCACTTGCACAAGGTCATAGCTTATGCTTTTGAGGAAACCAATAGGGCTGTATTCCACGCCGCGCACCAGAATGTTGGCTGGTGTCTTGCGGAACGGCAGGATTCCTTCGGCGAGGGTGCTTCCGAGGCGTTTCATCTTGTTATCCCCACGGTATCTGCCGAGATCGGAGATCATCTGTGAAAACGCATTGGTGTCTCGATAGGTCGCTTTCTGCGCCTCTCTGATCGCGTATTCGCGTGCCGCTTCAATGCCTTTCCCGCCAAAGACCTGCTCCGCGGTAATGCCATTTGCTTTGCAGAATTGCGCCAGCGCCGCCGCGTAATGCGGCTTGGAGAACCATGCGTCTTCCGCATCCAGAGCCGTGCTGTTGAATTTGCGCATCGCTTCCAGAGGCTTCAGTTTGAAGACCGTGCGCCCTTCCTCGATTTCCTGCCGCACATTGACATTATCATTGTACTTGCCGCTGCCGAGAGCTTGCTCGCGAATGTTGGCATAGTCACTCCATGCCGCCTTGATAAGCCCTGCGTCCTTCGTCGTCAGGATTGCCTTCGTGCGTCCGACTTTGCCGCCGCTCACCGCGTTCGCAGCGCTCTCAATGCCTGCGCCGATGACGTTCTTTACCGTGACAGCAGGAACAAATCCTACGTTGCCAACGATGTTGCGCACATGCGTACGTGGGTTACCAAGCATCGAAAAGTAGCGCCAAGCGTTCCATTTGTCAATGAAGCGGCTCGGCATCTGTCTGCCGATATCACGATAGATTTCCTTCATCGCCTCGGTGCGCGCATCGTCGTCCTTTGCGTTCAGGAACTTCTCAGCGAGGTCGCGGTCAATCTTCAGATCAGGGGCCTTTTCCCCGTACTGCTTTTTGAGATCTTCTGTCAAGTTCTCCACGCTGCGCTGCGCCGCATAAAGCTGCGTACTGGTGTCCTGCTGCTTGAGCAGCCGCGTTGCCTGCAACGCCTGTGCCGCATTTCTCTGGCGCTTTACGATGGTGTCGAGCACATCGATAGCTGTCTCCACATCACCGCTGTTCGCTGCATTGTTGTAGAGCGCCCAGCCAATCGCCGTATTTTCCTTGCTGATCCCCTCTTTGGTGGAACTTTTCCACTTGTTCAGGGCCTTTTGCCAACCCTCGGTTTTTATGCGGCTTTCTGCGTCACTAATGGCCTGCTTGTCCGTATAGCGGTCGTAGGAGAACTCTCCTTTTGCCACCATTCGTTCCAGCGTCGGCACCATTGCGTCTGGGGTGGCCTTTGCTTCCAGCACCGTGCGGATTGTGCGGCTGACATATTTGTCATCCGCCGTCTTCTTCGGTACCTGCACTTCGCGGTATGCACGCTCGCCCGCCGGGATATATCCGTACTTCTTTTTCAACGTTTCGTAGTTTGCCTCAGGGATCTCGCGGGAGAATGCTGCGTCATCCACGCTGTTGACTTTTTCCAAACGGTCCGCCTCATCTCCGGCGATATACTCCACCGTGTTGACCCCGGCATCCTGCAATGCGGCTTTCAGACGGTCGCTGCTGTTGTCCGGGATCACCGCTGCCAAAACTTCGTCAAACCCAACGGCGCGCTGGGGCTTGGCCTCAAAGTAGCCGGTGGGCATTTCCGCCGCCTCCTGGTAGACGGCCTGGATGTCCTGGGCCGTCTGGCTGCTGATTTTGTACCCCTCCTTGGAGAAGGCCCGCATGATAGCGTCCACCGTCCTCTTGCCCTTGGACGTTTCCATCAGGATGCTGCCGATGATGTCGCTCTCGACGAAGGAATTGTCGGAATGAGCCTTGTTTCCCTGCTTGATCTTCGTGATGATGCTGCCGATCTGGTCATCAATGGCCTGGAGCTTTGCTTCATACTCGGTCCCCTCGTCCATGCCCAGCCGCCCACTGTCCGCCTTGATCTCCTGGATGCTGCGGTATTCCGGCGTCGCCACGGATTGCAGGGTCTTGGCGCTTGCGCCCCAGGTGTTGCCGCCGCGCTCCTCCTGGCCCTCCTTCATCGCCTTGACGATGTTCTCCAGGGTGTAGGCATAGTGGAGCTGCGAGAAACTGCGGAGATTGCCGGAGGGAGTGTAGGGGTCCTTGCCATTGTAGATGCCCGCCTCGCCCAGCAGGCCGTCCAGCTTCCCGGCAATCCACTCCTCAACGGCGTGGTCATCCACGGAGCTGCGCAGCGCGTCAGAGGTAGCCATCCGGTCAATTTCGCCCTTGGTCGCGCCGCCGTCCTGGTACATATCCCATGCGTGGTGAACGATGTTCTCCAGGGTGAAGATGGAAACGCCGTCCATGGAATTGTCGATGCGGTTCTGCCGTCTTTCGTTGATCTCCGCGTCGGTCCAATGCCTCTTGACGGCCATTCTGCGGAGCATGGGTTCGCCCTGTTCCCGGTAGTAGTCCCGGAGAATGTCGCGGATGACCTCGGCATTCTCACCCAGGGCGTCCTTCACGCTCTCACCGGTCTCCAGGTTGGCCTCGATTTCAGCCAGCGTGTTCACGCCCAGGCGGTCAACCACCTTTTGCAGGGTGTCGTTACCGAACTTGTCCCACACCTTGTCCATCTTCACCGGCTCCAGACTCTTGCCCTGGTCTGCCAGATAGGCCGCCCGCACCGTGTCCGTGGAGGCCAGCTTCTCCGCCAGCTCTGCCGTGCTCCTGGTGCTGGTGTTGTCGATGCCCATAGAGCGCAGGGCGGCGCTGTTCCCGAAGATGCCCCCGGCCACGGAGACATCCCCGGCCAGCCGGTGCAGCTCGTGCTCCACCTGGGATGCCTTTTTGCTGTTCACGGGGTAATCTACTCGCGGAGCTGTCGGCGTCCAGGCATCGCCACCGTACACCTTGTTGGCGCGGAATAGCTGCGGGTCGATGGTGTCCTTGCTGAACACAAGGGAGATGGGGCCGTACTTGGTGTGCCCGTCCCTGGCTTTTACAATGGCGATAGAGGGCATGGGCAGGCCGCCCAGCTTCAGCGCGGACATGATGCTGGCCTCATCCTTGTTGTGGACGGCGATCAGTTTGTCAGTCTCTTCGACCGGCGTTTCCATGCTGAACTTCAGCTTGACATTTTGTACGCCACGAGATAGACTATCTACAGAAGCATTCCCTCGCAGAGCGCCGCTGTCCGCAGCGGAAGAGCCATTAATTTGGGGGATGCTTCTTTCTTGCATCTGCCCAATATTATAGATCATCTTACCGTCTGCGCTCTGCGCCGTCGATATCGTAACCTTGTAATATTTCCCGTCAAAGTCTTTGAAAAACGCCGTGCGATAATTCCAACCGCTACTTGCCATGTCTCCATGTCGACTGTTATGATCTACAACGTTCCTGTCCCCCTTGACAGAAACCTGCGCCAACTCGTCAATATGCGATGCTGCATTTACTTTTCGCTCAAATGCCGCCTCGCTCATAGTACGCCCATCGCTGGTGTGGTTGTCGCTCAGTTTCCCTGCCGAGGTCGCAGTCAGGACCAATTCGTCGCCATCCGCGCCGATAAGCTTAACGTCTTGTCCACGGCGGATTTTCCCGTTAATATAGTCTTCCAGCTGTTCGCTCCAACTCTGCGGGTCATTTCCAAAAATGACCTGTCTGTCGGCGCGGACATATTTTTTGCCATCGGCAGCCTCTTCAATGCTCGCCCTGCCATTTATTTTGCTTGGCGGCGCACGCGTGCTTTCCTGCGCAACGGTTTCGCTCTCCACCTTGATATGCGCAAGAAGAAACGCTGCCGCATCGCTGATCTCACTGTCGGCGAAAATGTTCATATCGCCGAGGCTGTCGCAAACCACCTCTTCCCAAATTTCCTGCGCCGTCATTTCGGTGCCGGCATAAGCGTCTGCATACGCCGTGCAGAGGGAGTCGACCTCACCGCCGGTAAAGGTCTTATCGATGCGCGTGCGTACCTCGTTCAAATCGACTTCGCCCTTTGCGATCATATCATGTCCGGCCTCATGCCGCATGATCTGGTACGACGTAAATTCCGGATGATCCGCACGGATAAATACGCGGTCACCTGAAACGTAGCCGCGCACCTGGAACGTTTTCCCGCTCTTGTCACGGAACGTCAGATTATTCCCGGCAAAGAACGTCACGCGCAGGCCGCGCTCTTTGGCGAGGTCCTTCGCCTTGCGCATTTCCGCCGTCTCGTTCTTCACAAGATAGACGCTGTCATTGAATGCGCCTCTGCCGATGCCGAAGCTCGCAGTGCTTACTTTTTCTCCATAATCGAGCGCAGCTGCTTCGCTGTCTGCGAAGTGTCTCCCTTTCTTCCGGCCCGGATTTCGTCCTGCGCCTTCTTCCACGCCTCGTACTTCTCCGCGGGGATCCGCACCGTTATCCCGTTCGCTGCCGTTGCGTAAATGTACTGCTTCTCCATGTTCGGCTCCTTCCTGCTGCGCGTATTCTGCGCGCAGCTCGTCCATTGTTACCTCTCCTGTCTCGAGGGCAAGGCGGTTGTCAGTTACATACTTGTCAAATCCGGTCGCCTGCGCCTCTGCGCCTGCGATCTGCTGCTTTGCTGCAATATAATCCGTGTTTGGGGCGACCGCCGTCCCATCAACAGCAGTGTACCCATTCGTCAGCATGTCGTCAAGCACGATCTCGAGCGTTTTCGCCGCTTTGACGTTCTCCTGTCCATTATCGTTGATGATGCGCTGCGCTGCATCAATGATTTGCGTGCGCGTCAGGCCCTCGTTCATCGCCTTGCGCATGGCGGGGGTCTCGAATATCTGATTGTTTCTCTGGTATCCGTTTGCCGTCCGCTGCCGCGCGCCCTTCTGCTGTCCGCGCGAAAGGCTTATATCAGCGATACCGGCGATCTGCTCTGCCGCCGTACTGTAATAACCGTGTAGCTCGGGGTGGTCAAACTGGAAAGCGTTTACATTTCTGCCCGATACGTTTTCTTTCGTGCGGCTGTCAATGTGCTCGCCCGTTCCTGCTGCCGCCTTCGCGTCGTTCTGCCCTGCGACATAGCCTGCATAGGCCGTCTCATTCGTCGGGTTCGGGTTCGCCTTTCCCTCCACGCCCGCATTGTAGGCAGGCAGGAAGTCCTTCACGTGATCCGCCATGTCCTTGCCCTCCTGGTACGAGCCGCGGATCGCCTTGCGCCCACTCTCACCGAGGGAGTTATCGAAGCGCGCGAAGCGATTTGCCGCAGCTTCCACGCCGCCACCAATACCGCCAAGAATGCCGCCAACAAGGAAGTCATTCAGAACCTCCGCCGCTTCCAGCTCGCTGTAACTCCCACCGAGCGTCTTGCCGTTGTAGATCATCTGCAGCGCGGGCTGGACAATATCCTCGATCACTTCTTCGCCGCCCTCTTCGATGAACGATAGTGCGATCTTCCCAGCAGCGCTTTTCGTGAGGTTCCCCATCGTGCGTTCAATGACGCCATCTAAGAAGCCCTTGCCGAACATTTTCTTGAACGGCGCTGCCGCGTTGCCGATCTTCTCGGTTGCCACGCTGAGTGCGCCGCTCGCAAGGCCATAGTTGACCTGCTGCTCGTGCGTTGCGCCCGCTCTGCGCGCCTGCTGCGCGCCTCCGCCCGCGCTGCGCATGAACATCGGGAAGAGCGCGCTGCCGCCCATAAAAGGCGTGAGGGCAATATCCATCCCCATCTGCGCACCCGCGACGCCCGCGTCGACGGCGAGTTGTCCGACTTTGCCCAGCCCGCTTTTCGCCTTATTGATATCCTTTGCGCCGCTGTCTGCCAGCCTGTCAGCGATGTCATAGGCTCCCGCTGCGGCCCTTTCCCCGCTCTCGATGATCTTGCCGTATTTCTCACGCTCGCTGCGAGCGATAGCAATCGCCTCTTTCGTGTCGGCAATATCCTGTGCCGTCATCGACGGGTCGCTCAGCGTCGCTTCCAATGCCGCAATCTGCTGGTCCAGCGTCTCCGCCTGAGCGCGATAGACCGGCGACATCGCTGTGCCGCCCTGCCCCTGCGCCGCCACGCCGCTGAGATTGGCAAAGCCAGCGCCGTAGGTCTTCGCCGCGCCCTTGAGCGTATTGCCGACGCGCTGCGCAACCGTTTGCGGCTTCACGTCCTTCACATGCTGCTCAAGGGCTTCCTTGCTCTGGTACGGCTTTGCGTTTTGCTGCTGCAAGGCTCCGCTATTGAGGCCCTGCATGATGGGGCTTTGCCACTTGGGCGTGACAACGTTCTGCTGCCGGAACATCGGGCTTGCGCCGCCCTGCGTGGGCGTCTTCGGCATCACGACATTCTGCTGCGTCACTGGCGTCGTCTTCACCGGGCTCGTACGATATACTGTAGGTGGAGAAGAGACCGGGGCGCTCGCGCTCCCGGTCTGCATCAATTTCCCGCGCCGCCCCTGCGCAACAGTGGTCGCAATTGGCTGCTCGGTCTTTAATTTCTTCTCTTCGTTATTGGTGTTCAGTGCTACCAGCTTTCCCATATCAGCCCTCCGTGTAAGTCAGCCCGTATTCGTTCAGCATCTTCTGCACGCGCGCCTTCTGCTCGTCGCTCAGTTTATCCCAGAAAGAATCAATACCTCCGACAGCATAATCGGTACGCCCCTGTGCAAGCATCGTGCGCAGACTGCTCATAGCCGCATTGAAATTGCTCGAATTATAGCCTTCGCTCGAGCCTCCACCGTTCTGACCTTCCAGCCAGTTTTCATAGTCGGAATAGAGACCGCTCGAAGATGTAAAGCCGTACTTCCGGTAGTTAGCCTTCTGTGCAAGCCAGCTCTTGGGGTTCCCGCTCGCCTGTGCCGCAGCAAACAGGCCTTCGTAGTCCATCGCTCCGCCGGTAGCTCCGCTACGTGTCCCGCCACCGGAAGTCCGGCGAGAGCCACCGCCGCTTGCCTTCCCCGCCGCTTCCTGCGCGGCCTGCTGCAATTTATACTGCCATTCCGCATTATAGCGTGCGTCCTCGATGGCGTCGCGTTCCTTCTGGTAGTCATAGTTCAGCTTGTCCTGCTGCTTCTGATACGCCAGCGCATCCGCCGTCTGCTGGTCGCCCACCTGATCGCGTGCAAGCTGGTAAAGATAGTTGCGGTCAGCCAACCAGCGGTTGTAGTTGTTGTCCTCAAGTCCGATGAGCGTATTCAGGTCGGCGCGGTCAGCATTCAAGCCGTCCTGATACATGCTATAGGCAAGCTGCTGTAATTCGGGAATCTTGTCCGTCATCTGGCTCATCTGGTAGTCGCTTGCCTGTTGGCTCGCTGCCACCGCCGCCGTGGACGGCATCCCGCCCGTCATCACTGCCGCCTTGCCGAGCACATCCTCCGCGCTGCGGTCTGCCTCGCGCGTGTACTGCTTGCGATACTGTTGATAGAGCGGGTCGCTCGCCGCGTCGTAGGAAAACGGCGTGCGATTCAGCAGCGCGTCGAGCTTTGCGCTGATCTGCCCGCTCTGATCGTAGTTGTAGCTGCTGTCGCCCAACTTATCGAGCCAGCTCGTGTCAGCCTTTGCAGGGCTCGCGCCCGTGCCGAGTTTGATGTACTTGCTGCCGTCCACGCCGCCGGAATAGTCGTACTTCGCACGGATTTTCTCCGCTGCGTCGTGCGCCGCCTGCTGTCCCGCCTTGTCTCCCTCGGCATATGCCTTGTTGTATGCCTCGGTATACTGCCGGATGAGATCAAGGTCACCCGAATCGTTGATGAGCGTCAGGTCTGTATTCTTGTGTTTGAAATTATCCGCCATTGTCCCCTCACTTTCTGCCGCCCGTCACGTATTCGTACTCGAGCGCATAGAGCCGGTATTCTCCTGTGGCTTTGATTTTTAATCTAAAGTGGTCGCAGCGGCGGATCGGGCAGTTGAGCGTGAAAACGTCTTTCTCCTGTGCCCCGCAGCGGTCGACCTCTTCCCACGCGCCGCCGTCGAACTTGACAAGGAACACGACCGTTGTGCCCTTTTCGCATTCCAGCCGCGCCCGCACGCGCTGCACGTGCTTCGCGTCAAACGAGCCGCCGTCGTAGTCGGCAAACTCCGCCTCGCTGTTGACGGCGCCCTCGCGTGTTGCGCCGGTCGGGATATCTGCCGGATTCCCCAGCAGCACGCACTCACCGTCTACTAAGGCCATGATACCGCCCGAATAGGCCATTTGCACCACGGCAAGCGTATCTTCCTTATGCCACACGCCATTCTCGCTGCTGTAGCAGTACAACGCCGCCTTGCCATCCTCTTTCAGGCTCACGTAGTAGTTGAGGCCGTCGCTTCCTCCCACCGCGTCAGAGAGGCGCACATCGTCGCCCAGCGTGTGGGAGATGCAGCGCGGCATGCCGCCGCTGTACGCCATGATGCCGACCTTTGAGAGGTAATAGAGCGTTTCCCCCGCCACGGCGAGGCTCTTGTGGCTGCCCCTCATCACACCGAGCACCGCGCTTGACATGAGTTGGAAGTTTGTCGGAATCGTGCCGTACATCTTGAATATTTTGTCTTCTTTGAAAAAGCACGGGTAGCCAAGGTAGCTCACGCACGCCGTGAATGCTACCGCCGTGCCGCTCTCCACGCTGAACGCGTCCGTGGATAGTCCGTCAAACACGTTCCAGTTGTACGGGTCGCCGAGCTTTGAAGCAAAGATGCTGTCGCCCTTGCAGCCCCACACGCGGTTTTCGTTCGTGCAGACAAAGTCCATATCGGGAACGCTGCGCTTGAGCGTGACTGTCCCGGTCTCCGTGATGCTTTCCTGCCCATCGGGCAGGCGGAAGGTGTTTTCATAAAAGCGCAGCGTCTTTTTGTCTTCGCTGATCTCCCGGATGATTGGCGTGCGGTTGTTGTAGGTCTCCTTTGTGCAGCCCGAGATCGTCACGGCGTCGCCCACGTTGAACGGGAACGCCGCGCCAGTCGTCGTGATGCTGTTTGCCGCCGCCTTTTCGTCGGCATACGTGCCATTCCCAAATTTCAGCCCCGCCACGGCGTAGTTCGCCTCCATCGGCTTGATCGTGCCGTCCTTTTCGCACACGATCTTGTCGGGAAAGATGAGCACGCGCTCGCCCAGTGCGCAGAAAGTCTTTTCGCTGTCTGCGACTGTCGTCTTCTCTTCGCCGTTGATGTAGAGCTTCGTTCCGTATACCTCGTAGAGCTTGCCTGCGCTGAAAATGCCGTTTGCCTTGCCCATACCCTTGCGGACGGTATAGCGCCGCGCACGGGGAGCAAGAAGCGGGAAGTATCGCGCCGACAGGTTTTTCATGTCGTAGAGCTCGCCGCCCGCCGCACCGAACGTGTGGTTGATGCCTCCGAATTTCTCTTGCTGCACGCGCCGGTTCGTATATGCCGTGATCTCAGGCAGTCTCATCCGGGCCCTCGCTTTCTTTCTTCTCTGGCGCTTCCGTGCCGTCGCAGATCATTGCGATATTGCGAAGCGACTGCCGCACCGCCGCCACCACGTCCACCGCGTCGCCGTTGACGTTCAAAATGCCGATCAGGCGCATCGCGTGCGCCGCTTCCTGCTTGATCTTTTCATTCATGCTCTTTACCTCCAATCGGGTTGCGAATAGCTCCCGTAATTGTTGACCGGTCGAACCGATAGCCAATTTGTGTTGTAATACGTCCCAATGTTGACGATCGCGCGGTATCTCTTCCAGTTCGGATAGGCATACGTCCCGACGTTGATGACCGCCTTCGCACTGCCTCCGCTGCCGCCGCCGCTGTATGTCGTGGCTGTGCCGGAATCGCTGTAATCTGAGACGATCCACGATCCGCCCCAGTAGTACATGTTGCATATCCACTCGTATGTCGTGCCCGGTGTGAGCCCTGTGATCGTGCCGACAAAGGTGCTCGTACCACCGCCGACCTCGCTCGAATCGAACGAGAATGTCCCGACGCCCGTGATGCGGATGTCGATTGAGCGCTTATACGTGTAATCCGACGCGCCGCCAGTAAACCGTGCGTAGACGCTAAGCTGTGTCCCGTCTCCGTCGACCGGTGACAGCGTACAATAAAAGCTCGCCATCTCTCACTCCTCAAGGAAAAACACCGTACCATACGGCGCGCGGCTCGGCGGTGACGCGCCGAACATATAATTGCCGCTCAGCACCAGATAGCCGCCGCCGAGCGAGACGACAGGGTAGTCGCTGGCATTGTCTTTTCCGATCAATGCAAACGGCCCCAGCTCGGATTCAAGAAAGATATTTCCCGCTGCGTGCATCTTCATGCCACCATAGGTCGCCGTCAGACCGACGCCGACCTGCCCCGTGCCCGTGTAGGCAAGATCCATGCTGCCGACAGGGGTATCTCCGGCCAGCAGGCTCACTCTTCCGCCGCGCAGCGCGCCCGCTGTCAGCGTGCCATAGATGTTCACCGCATCCACGCACAGATCAATGCTGCCCGTGCTCGCTACCTGCACGCCGTTGTAATTGAGCTTGAAGGTCGTGCCGTTCTCGCCGCTCGTCGCGCCCAGCGTGAAGCCGGTCGCGCTCTGGTCGAAAATGCTCTGTGCCTGCGTCGCGTCGATCTTGGTGCTTACCGTCGCGCGGATGCCGTTCACGTCGGCCTTGATGTTTGTGATCGCGCCGTCGAGGTTCGAAATGCTCGCCTGCAAGCCCTTTGCCGTTGTGTCAAGCTGCGTGATGTCCCCCTCAGCATCGCTAAGTCGAGCATCTAATCCTTTCGCTGTAATGGAAATTTCATTTACGTTCTTGTCCGTATCTTCGATCTTGGCGTAGATCGGCTCGGAAATATTCTTGATAAACTCGCTCAGTGCATTCTGATTGATGTTGCTCCCGTCCAGATTGAAAAGCGTATACCGAAGCTGTTCCAGAAGCACGAAAAGGTAGTCGTAGACCCCGTTGATCTGCTCCTGCGTGTCTTTGCCTTCGCCGTTCGGGAAGGTCGTCTCCACCAGCTGAAATGTCGTCGGCACTTGTCATCACACCTTCCAGTTGCCCCGGCTTTCTTTCCGGTTGGTCCTGCGCCACCATGCCATAGCATCGGCCACCGCCTCGTTGGCAATGGCGTGGTCGTTGGCATAGAGCGCGCTGTCCTGATTGTAAGCGTCGAGCTGCGCTGCCAAATACAGGTGGTAACACTCGTTGTGGCCGTCCGCCAGCAGCAATTCCATGTCTTCGACACTCGCGGTGTCATCCTCCACGCTCACCTTGAGGGTGGGGGCTTCCACCCCCATCATTTCGGCAATTCGGTGCTCAAGCCCCATGAGGATTTCCGCCTTGCGCGGCGTGCTCAATTTGTTAGGCCGCAGCGCATCCGCGTCACGGATAGCTTTCAGCATTTTCATACATTAGACCTCCGTGAAATACTGCCCCGCCAGCTCATGCGGCAAATACTGCAAGACGATCTTGCCGCCCGCGGCCTCGCCGGTACGCTCGCACAGGTATAGCTTAGTGTCTTCGGGGTCTTTGTAATAAAGACCATACTCGTACTCCATGCCGCGAGCGGCCGGAATCGGGTCATCTTGCGTGCCCGCGTGGGTAACGTCGATCACGACCCACAGCGCAGGCGTTGCGCTCGGCTTCCATCCCTCCTGCGAAGTGTGCTCCTGCCGACACTTGTAGAGCTTGCCGCCGTCGCTTACGCGGTTGCCCTCAATGTAGCTGACGGGATATGCCCACGCGGGAAACAGCTCAACGGCCTTTGCTGCGTCGCTGTCCGGCAGACTCGTCGCCGCCGCCTCAATCATCGGTCGCAGCTCTGCGGCGCGCGCCATGGTCACGACCTCGCCCGTGAGGGCGACCACCGCGCCGACGGCGTTCTCCGCCTCCGTGGGCTTGCCCATCTTGATAGATACGGTGCCGTCGCGGTGGTCCACGATCTCGCCCGCGAGGCTGTACGCACTCATGTCCTCTTCGGTCACGACCTCTTCGGTCTGACCAGTTGGATTGCCGTCATTGTCGAGCTTGTCCTTCGTCTCGCGGAAGACGTTGCTCCACGGTGTGTTGTCAGGCAGCAGCGCCGCCGCCTGCGCATAGGGCATGGTGAGATGCACCGTCTGCGTCTCGCGCATATCCCAGTTGAGGTCTTTGTAGTTGTATATCAGCGTGGCGGGATACTCCTGCCCGTTCACTTTGATAAATTCTGCCATAGTAGGCCTCCTTTACACAATGGTGTTGGACTCATCCAAATAGTAGGTGGTGTTGATTTCCGGCGTTCCTCTGAACGTGCCCCCCGTATCGGCAAACATATCATAAAGCGCATTCAAAGCTGTTGTTCCAGTTCCGATTTTGGGGATGCGGTACGGCTTGGTATATGTTCCGGACGCCGTTGTGGATAGTTTGATTTTTGTGCATCCATCGAACATGTACTGGTAGCAGCTGCTCGCTAGCGTAGTTGCGGGCAACGACGGTGCTGCCGTAAGGCTCGTGCAATCCCGGAACATGGACCGGTAGCAGTTGGTTTTCAGCGTGGTTGCAGGCAACGACGGTGCTGCCGTAAGGCTCGTGCAATTTTGAAACATGGAGTAATAGCAGTTGTTCGCCAGCGTAGTTGCGGGCAACGACGGTGCTGCCGTAAGGCTCGTGCA